TATGTCTCTTCTGGATATCATTGGGGGTGAGATCGATACCAATGTAGAATGTCCGGAAGACCAGATAAACGAAATGGTACGTGCGGCACGTGACTGGTTTGCGCAATGGCAGAAGGAGTTGATTCTTATGTGGATCAATAAGATCAAATCATTCCTAGATGCTATAGGACTAGGTGCCATATTAGACCTACTAACGATCACATTCTGTGACTTTTTGAAGTTGATTGGGGTTCCGATGTCAATAGATTTGACTTTACCTGAATTACCTCAGATAGACGTTGCGGTTTCTGTATAAATAGTACAAAAAGAGTTTAACCATTATGGCAAAAGCATTCTCAATAGAAGACGGTAACTTACAGAACAAACCGATCACAACCACGATCGATCGTATCAATAAAGATATCGACTGTTCTTTTACACCGAATCCTACTACAGGTGACATCTACAAGAAGACTGACGCTAACGCAGTCCGTCAATCTGTAAAGAACCTCCTAATGACAGAGAAGGGGTCTATGCCATTTCGTCCGTATTATGGTGCGGGCTTGGAAGGTATACTTTTCTCCCTATCTACTGACTTGGACGAGGAAGACATAGAATTACGGGTACGTTCTACCATAGATAACTATGAGCCTAGAGCGGAATTAAGAGAAGTGAAGGTTAACATTAGACCAGATTATAATTCGGCAGACCTAACGATAGTCTTTGGTGTGGTCAATACCACCAAGGTTGTTACCCTAGGTCTAACTATTGCAAGGGCAAGATAAATGACTATTAATACCTCTGACTTAGATTTTTATGATATCAAGTCCAAACTAAAGACACACTTCCGAAATAGTGGGGAGTTTGAGGACTATGACTTTGATGCGAGTGGTCTGTCTAACATTCTAGATGTACTAGCATACAATACCCATATCAATGGTCTTATCGCTAACATGTCTATCAACGAGTCGTTTCTGAGTACATCTCAGTTACGTTCATCGGTTGTATCCCATGCAGAGAGTCTAGGGTACTTCCCTAAGTCAGTCACTGCTGCTCGTGGGGTGGTTGATGTATCTATTACAATACCGTCCCCTGCCCCGACTACTTTTACGCTAGCTAGGGGTACAAGTTTCTTCACATCTATCGATGAGACCAACTACGAGTTCTTTACTACAGAGAACTACAGTGCGGTCAACGATGGAGATACCTTCACCTTCACTGGAGTTACTCTAGTAGAAGGTAAGAGTAAAATTAAAACGTTCCTTGCCGATAGTAATATCGATGTACCTTATGTGATACCAGATAGCACAATCGACACTTCTACTATGTTGGTCAACGTGTTCCCTAACGGTACCACCGACCAGTCTAATGTCTATCTAGATATCAAACAGGTTTCTACCATCACCGATGATTCACGCGTGTACATGGTACGTGAGTCTCACAATGGCGACTACGAGATTATATTTGGAGACGGTAACGTACTCGGTATTCGACCAGAGACAGGTAACATTATTAAGGTAGAGTACATTGCATCCAATGGCCCTGCGGCAAACGGTGCAAAAGTCTTCGTGTTGAATGAGTTCGCAGATACCGATTATGTTGTAGATGTGACCACAGTCGCTAACTCAGCTGGTGGTTCAGACATCGAATCTATACAGAGCATCAAGTTGAATGCTCCTCTTGCATACTCTGCGCAGAACCGATTGGTCACCGCAGATGATTACACAGGATTGATTCTAAGCAGCTACGGTGCATATGTCGATGACGTAACCACATGGGGTGGTAACGATAACGTACCTCCGCAGTATGGTAAAGTATTTGTCAGTTTGAATTTCCCTGAAGGAGTAGACGAGTCTTCTAAGACAATGGTCGAAGATATGATTGAGAGTCAATTGACTTCTAATCTTTCTATCATGTCTATTGATACAGAGTTCGTTGAACCGGAGTATACGTACCTAGAACTACAGACGTTCTTCAACATCGACCCTGTTAAGAATACTACAACTCCAGAAGCTTTACAGACTCAGGTAGACGAACTGATTCAGAGTTACATGTCAGTTAATTTGAACCAATTCAATTCCGTGTTCAGACGTTCGAACCTATTGTCTGATATAGACGGTCTCTCTACTGCTATTCTGAACTCTAGAATAGATGTCAAGGTACAACAACTAATTGATATCACTCAGTTGGTCGCGGATCTCGAAGCAGCTCAAGCAGCTGCAGGTATTCCCTTCGACACATACATTGAACAGGACTACACACTCAACTTCCCTGTTATTCTATCTGCACCGGACAAAGACGAACACATAGTAACAACTACTGTATTTAAGTCAAATGGTCAGAACGTATTGGTTAAGAATGAATTGGGTTCAACCAGACTACAACTAGTAGACCTCAATGGTGTCGTGAAGATAACTAACGTAGGTTTTTATGACCCTGCCAAAGGTAAGGTATTCCTAAGCTCACTGCGTGTGGACAAGGCTGGGTACGTAGGCGAGGGTATTAAAGTGAGTGCAACCCCTGCAAACCAGAGTACAATCAGCCCGTTGAGAAACTACATCTTTAGTCTGGATGCAGAAGCATCAACCACCAAGGGTAGTATTGATTCCGGAGTAACTAAGGTTCTATTGTAATGTCACAATTTCTTGCTAATCAGTACAGAACGAATACTAAGTTTCATCAGAGTCATGTAACTCAGATACTTCCTGAATTCTATCAGGAACAATATCCTGATCTTATTAGATTCATCGAGGCGTACTACAAGTATACTGGAGAAGACGGATCTGTTTCATTTAATGAACAAATTCAGGATTTGTTTAATATAAGAAACATTTCTTCTACTGATATCAGACATCTAGACCTTTTGATAGGAGAGATCAGTGACGGTTTAGAGTCGTCCTCATTCTATCAGAACCCACGATTGATGGCAAGACTTCTTTCTCAGTTCTACCGTAACAAGGGTACACAGTTATCTGCTGAACAGTTCTTCAAAGCATTCTACAATGAAACTGTCGAGGTGTCATACCCGAAGCGTAACATCTTCATATTGAATGATAAGCCAGGTGGTTCTCTCATTGGGCCTGAATCATTGAAGTATATTCAAGACAACAAGAGATACCAAATATTCTCGGTTCTTTTGAAAACAGGTCTGTCCTTTAATGACTATGAAGCACTCTATAAGAAGTTGGTACACCCTGCTGGATTCTATCTGGCTGCCGAAGTTGAACTCCTCAGTACTGCGGATATCAATTTACGTGCTGGTGTTACGACTGACCCACTAGAAATACCTAACTATCCAATTGCGATTCAGGGTACTGCTCTACCAACCGCAATGACTTCCAGATACAATCTATTGACTATGGAAGAAGATGGAGTGGATACTGGAATCATTATTAGTTCACTAGAGACTCTAAACAGGTTCACCAATGTCTCCCTAGAAGACCTTATGAACGACTATGGTACTGTTGCGGATTGGGTCAGTGTTAAAGCTGCGTCACTCGATGATGGTAACCTAGACATGTCTTCAGGATACGAAACATTAGATGGTGATGACTATCTCTAATTTTATAAATAGTCAGACGAAATAGGGAACTCAGATGTCTAGACAAATACTCAATACAGGTGGTGCTGCGAACGATGGTCAAGGTGACACTCTTCGCAATGCGAGCCAAAAGATTAACGACAACTTTGCTGAACTGTACACTTTAGTTTCTCTAGGTGGAGGTGGTGGTATATCTGCCGAAGACCTCAAACAGATTGTAGAGGATGAGATAACTGTACAACTGGATGGTATAGACCCAGATGGTGGATCAGGTACAGCGAATCTTCTCATATACAAGAGTTCCGAAGTAGAGACACTCACCCCCGAAGAAGATATAAACGTTTCCACAACATATACATTCGAGACTGGTGACCTAGTTACTACAGTGGGTTCCACATCTAACTTCAATGGTTGGAGCGATGACCTACCTACAACTGGTCGTTATGTGTTCATGATACAGACTACTGTTATTGGTACAGAGGACACTCAAGAGGTTCCTGCTGATAACTGGTCTAACCCAGTATTAATTTATGACCGTGGGTTGCCTAACCTAATGGTTGACATCATAGCTCCTAATGGAAACATCTTCCGTAATGATATAGGGGAGACAGAAGTAAAAGCATTTATAACATCTGATGGAACCGAGATTTCTTCGGCTGACTATAATAAATTTAATTATGAGTGGACTAGTGGCGGTGTACCTGTCTGTGTCCATGAAACAACGCGGTACGTCTCACATATCAATGGAAACATTGTAACTGTGGGGGCTGATGGTACATGTCCTATAGGGTTTGGCGTTCCCGCCACTAACTCTGGAGACGTAGACAACTTCCCTAACGGGGAGTTAAAAACTTTAAACATAGAAGCGCAGGCGGTTCCTAATTCGGGTACCTTACCTTTGCAATTAACAATTAACGATAAACAAGAGGATTAACAATGGCACTTAGAACGGCAACCGCCGCCATAACCCTAACCGATTTGGCCGATGGTCAAAGTTCGGTAACCGCGTTCCTAACTAATGAAAACCACACATTCGCTGCAAATGATGCAGGCGTGGTATCTGACTCTACAAGACGCGACTTTTCATGTTCTGTTAAAGTATTCGTAGGTGGTACTGAACAGGCATTCGCAACTGGTTCTACCCCACAACAGGGACAGTTCACACTAGGTTCTATCTCAGCAGTAAGTGGTTGGGAATTCCTAGTATCACAATCTGCCGGTACAGATGTTGGTGGTGGTGTACTTAAAGGTGCTGGTGTTGTATACGCTGACGCAATCGGCGTACCTGCTTCAGCTATTGTTCTTGTACCTGTTACATATAACAATGGTGGTACAGTCGGAACTTTCACACTAGAACTTTCTGTTAACCGTATTCAAGATGGTGCTGGTGGTACAATCATCAACCTAATCCCATCTAGTCAAATCTTCTCTGCGGATGCAGATGGTAAGATTCTAGGTAGTCAGAACAACAGTACTGTCCTATTTGATATTGCTGGTTCTCCGGGCGCATTGACTTACGAAACTTCTTTGGATGGTTCTCCGTTCATTGAACAGACTGCTACTTCAGATAACGCTGGTGGTATTGCTGGTTTTGATAATGATGCCTCTGGTGCATTCTCAACTGGTTCTCTACCAACTGCTGCAACTTCTGGTGCTCGTCTAGAGATTAAACCAGAAAACATCGGTGACTCAAACGCAACTCTTGCAATTCGTGTAAGTGGTGAACAGGGTAAAGATGCAGTTACATTCAGTAAGGTTCGTGCCGGACGTGCAGCAGTATATGTTGAACTAGTAGCTAACAACCCAGTTGTATTCCGTAATAACGAAGGTGACCCAGTCACACTGACCGCAAAAGTCTATGACGCAAATGACGGTTCAGAAATCAGCGATGGTGTTGGTGGTATTGCAGTATCATACGATTGGGAATGGATTTCGGGCGATCAGGTTTACGTTGCTAACACAAGTTTAGAAGTACAGACAGACGCTTCCGGTACCCCACTAGGTTCTGGTGGTAGTCCAGCAAGACGTGCTGCTAATGGTAGCACAAGTGCAACCGAAGTTAACTCTAACCAAGTAATCGTTGGCCCGTCTGATATCCCAGATACTGGCGCACCAATCAGTATTCGTTGTAACGTTACAGTAACTACACCATAAACTAATCTAATTAGTAGGAAGTAAAATGGCAACCATAAGAGCCTCACAATCTATAACATTTACAGATCTATATGATGCGTCTGGCTTTGAGTACATTTATACTAAAACAATCTCCAGTATCGATGATGCTGGGGATTTCCTATCGTCTCAACTTCCTAGTGATAGTTGGACTTATGGTTTACCTTCT